GCAGCGATGAAAGATGAATTTAAATTATTATCAAAAGCTGTAGCACAATATCTACCACCAGAATATCCATACGATGTAGTGGGTGGTGCAAGAAACGTGAAGCAAACAGACTTTGATGATAGAATAGATGTCATACCAGTTGCAGATCCAAATATATTTTCTATGAGTCAGAGAATTACACTTGCACAAACACAATTACAACTTGCAACATCTAATCCACAGATACATAACTTGTATCAAGTTTATAGAAATATGTACGAAGCAATCGGTGTAAAAAATGTAGACACAGTTCTACCACCACCTGCACCAAACGCACCAATGGACCCAAGCATGGAGCACATAAATGCTTTGACTGGTAAACCTTTCCAAGCTTTTCCTGGTCAAGACCATCAAGCACATATAACTGCACACTTAAATTTTATGTCAACTAACATGGTTAGAAATAATCCTGCGATTATGGCTGCGATACAAAAAAATATTTTAGAACATATATCAATAATGGCACAAGAACAGGTGCAACTAGAGTTTAGAGAGCAAATGTTGCAGATGCAACAGATGCAAATGCAGGCAACTACAGATCCGATGATGCAACAACAGATGCAATCGTTAACAAATGAGATTGAAGCTAGAAAATCTGTGTTGATTGCAGAGATGACAGA